ACCTAGACCTAAGTTACTCAAAGAAATTACACCTAAGTACAACAAGGACGGTAAATTATCTAAAGTTAACTTAAAAGGCATGAGCAATCCTGATGTTGTATGCGGTCCTTTTTCTAAATTTGAGTATAGAAAATTTAATTTAGCTAGTCCTAAACAAATCGTAGAAAGATTGAATGAGTGCGGTTGGCGACCTAAAGTTTTTACACCTAAAGGTGCACCTAAAATATGTGAAGAAAACTTAGCTACTGTCCCTGACAATGCTCCAGAGTCAGCAAAGAAGCTATCTGAGTGGAAGATGCTAGAGACTCGATGGAAGACCGTAGAGGCGTGGTTAGAAAATCTAGACCAAAATGATAGGGTGCATGGAAGTGTGTACACTATGGGTGCAATTACAGGCCGTATGACACACTCTAATCCTAATATGGCGAATGTTGTGTCGGTTGACAAACCATACGGTAAAGAATGTAGAGAATGTTGGTCTGTCCCTACTGAACAATACCGTATCGTAGGTATGGATGCTAAAGGTTTAGAATTACGTATGTTAGCGCATTACATGAGGGATGAAGAGTACATAGATGTAGTGCTCAATGGTGATCCACACACTACGAATATGAAAGCAGCGGGGTTGTCTACTAGAGCAGAAAGTAAACGTTTTATTTACGCATTTCTATACGGAGCAGGGGTGGATAAATTAGGAAGTGTTGTAGGTGGTACAGCGAAGGAAGGTGCTAGATTAAAACGAGAGTTCCTAAAGAATATGCCAGCATTAGACAATCTTATAAAGAAAGTTCAAAAAATGGCAGAGAAAGGTTCTATACAAGGATTAGACGGTAGAAGAATATATATACGACACCAACATGCGGCATTGAATACTTTATTACAAGGTGCTGGTGCTATATCTTGTAAACAATGGTCTATCTGCATGGATGAGTACATAAAAAAACATAGATTACGTGCAAACTTAGTAAATACAATACATGATGAAATGCAGTATGAGGTACATAAAAATGACGTGGATATGATGTTAAAAGGAGCAGACTTGACAATGCAAGAAGCAGGGTCTATACTTAGAGTTCGGTTGCCTTTGAACGCTGATGCTAAAGTAGGGCGTAATTGGGCTGAAACACATTAAACATGAAACCTAAAAATAAGGAATGTTATTAAATGATAGTATATGGAACGGCAGAATGGGCAAGCGTATTTGAGCCTAATTCTATGTCAAATAAATATCAAGTAGATATCTGTAATCTAGATAAGGATACTGTAAAAAAACTTAAAGACGAGCGTATCCCTGTCAGAAAAGGTGAAGACAATGGTGATGGTAAAGATACTTCTCACAAAGGGAATTTTATCACTGCTAAATCTAAACTTGCTCCAGAAGTATTAGATAGTGCTAAAAACTTATGGCCCTCTAATTTAAAGATAGGTAATGGAAGCCGTATCAAGGTTTCTGTAACTCCTTTTGATTGGACATATAAAACCAAAAGTGGAACTAGCGCATCTTTAAACAGAGTTATGGTTATAGATTTTGTAGAGATGAAATCACGAAAAGGAGATGATTTAGAAGAAGAAACTGAGGGATACGTTTTATCCCAAGATGAAACTCCTTTCGATGACGACGACGACGATGATGAAGATGATAATCTATAGAAAAAAAACAAACTCGACCTTCCTTTAGAGTTTTTTATCTTTTTTTTCTTTAAAGATATTTTTCATACATCTGTTTTGAATAGTAGGGGTTCTGGAGAATAAGACCAGAAATTTTTAATTTGCGAGGGACGGGGCAATTAAAATACTTATAGTAGTATAGTACCATTTTAAAAGTAGAAGTTTACATGAATAAAAATAAGAATATCAATACTCTATTGTCAGATATTGACACACTATTGCTTGACGGTAAAAAAGAATTAGATAAGGATAATCTAGACAGTTTTTTAACAACTATAAAAGAGGATATGGAACGTCTCTTAACACCATCAGAGGGAGAACGTAAACGATTAAGGTTGTCTGCTATAGGTAGAGAAGATCGTAAATTATGGTATGAGGTACGTGATAAAAAAATACGTAAAGAAAGTTCATCTAACAAAATGCGTTTCTTTTACGGTCATCTGTTAGAAGCAGTATTATTGTATTTCGCTAAAGAAGCGGGACACAATGTAGAGAAACAACAAGCGGAAGTTGTTTTAGAGGGTATCACCGGGCACATAGATGCAGTCATAGACGGAGTTCTTGTCGATGTTAAGTCAGCGTCAGATTTTAGTTTTAAGAAATTTTCTAAAGGAACTCTATTCCAAGGTGACGATCCATTTGGGTACATAGGACAAATAAGTGCGTATATGGAAGCCTTAGATATAGAAGAAGGGGCATTCTTTGCTATCAATAAAAACTCTGGAGAATTAGCATTACTAAGTATAGATGAACTTATGACTATAAAAGCTTCTGAGAGAGTTCGCTATCTTAAAAAACTTGTTAAATCAAAAGAGATACCTGAGAGATGCTATGATCCCGAAGAGTATGGCGTATCTGGAAATATGGTAGTTAAAAAGAATTGCATGTATTGTAATTATAAAGAAGAGTGTTGGTCTGATGCTAATGACGGAGATGGTCTTAGAGTATTTCAATATTCTAACGGATTAAAATATTTTACTACGGTAGCGTTAGAACCTAAAGTAGAAGAAATATTGTAAGCGTATTTTTATGAAAAAGAAGATACACGTAAATCAACATCAGATACGTGCAAATAAAAAAGACGGTGGTAATAGGAATGTAATTACTGTTAAGACATATAAAGACAACGTATATGGAGTAGAGGTAAATATAGAAGGGCCAAGTAGAGTGGTATACTCTCCTAATAAACCGTTAAGTTGTGGTGCTAAAGTGTGGATAGAAACAAGTAGCATTGTGTCAGTAACAACAAACAACAGGGAAATAGTATGGGTAAAGTAATTAAAGCACACCAACCGTGTCCAGATTGCAGTAGCACTGATGCACTCGCTGTCTATGAAGATGGAACATATTGTTTCTCTTGTCAACGAAGAAGAGGATCGATTTTTCTTGAAGGAGTAGAACAACAAGAAGAAGAACAACAACAAGAAGAAAATGAAGTAGATAGCACAGAAAGTGTCAGAACAAACTTTTCTCATTTAAGTTCTGGTACGCTATCTTCCATCAAAGATAGAGGGATATATAGAGAGACTTGTCAGAAATACTCTGTAACAGTTAAAGATAACGGTAGTAGACACATCTATCCGTATTTTAACAATGACGGTGAGCATATTGGGAATAAGATACGTGTCGTTAAGACTAAACAATTTAAGGCTGAAGGGGACATTTCTAGTTCTAAGTTATTTGGACAACATCTTTTTAAGAAAGGTGGAAAGTATATAACATTAGTAGAAGGGGAGATAGACGCATTATCTGCACATCAAATATTTGGTTTGAAGTGGCCTGTAGTGAGTGTAAAGACAGGTATTGCAGGTTCTTGTAAAGACATAGAAGAAAATTACGAATATCTTATGAGCTTTGAGAATATTATCATAGCTTTCGATAATGATGAACAAGGTAGAAAGTACTCTAAGAAAGCTGCTGAGTTGCTTTCTCCTAAAGCTAAAATTATGCGTATGCGTTATAAAGATGCTAACGAGTATATAACGAATAATTGTGAAGAGAATTTTGAAGCTGATTGGTGGAATGCTGAAGTATACGCACCTGATGGTATTGTAGCAGGGGCATCCTTATGGGATACTTTGATAGAAGGGCCAATTAAAGCAGAAGTTGATTATCCATTTAAGGGTATCAACAATATGACATATGGAATACGACGAGGAGAATTAGTAACTATCTGTGCAGGTACAGGAATTGGCAAGTCCAGTTTTTTACGAGAGATAGTGTATCACATATTTAAAGAGACTTCTGACAACTTAGGGTTGATGTTCATGGAAGAAAGTGTTCGTACTACTGCAGAAAGTATTATGAGCATATACTTGAATAAACTGTTACATCTTCCTGATTGTGAGTATACTAAAGGAGAATATAAAGATGCTTTTGATAAAACTATGGGAACTAGTAGATTCTATTTCTTTGACCATTTCGGATCAAACACAATCGAGAATATTATATCACGTATTCGTTACCTTGTTCGTGCTCTGGGTTGTAAGTATATTCTTCTCGATCATATATCTATATTAGTGAGCGCACAAGACAGTACTTTAGATGAGAGAAAGACAATCGACTCTTGTATAACGAAGCTACGTACGTTAGTGCAAGAATTGGGCATAACTTTATTTTTAGTATCGCATCTACGAAGACCCTCTAATGGTTCACATGAAACAGGTTCTGTTAATGTAAGTTTAAGTGATTTAAGAGGCTCTCACAGTATAGGTCAATTAAGTGACATTGTCATAGGATTAGAGCGCAACGGACAAGCTGATTGCGTAATAGAACGACACACAACATATGTACGAGTTATAAAGAATAGGTTTTCAGGTTTGACAGGATTATGTACAAAGTTACATTATGATTTTAAAACTGGGCGTATAAAAGAAGCTCCTTTGATAGACGGTGATCACGTAGATGAGTTATGATAAAGAACAAAAGTTTTTAGATATCTCTAAATATATTAAAAAAATTAAAAAATCTAAGATGAAAAAACAAATAGCTAAAAGAAGAA